CTCAAACACAAGCTCCAGCACCTTATCCAGCACCTTATCCAGCACCTTATCCAGCACCATCTCCAGCACCTTATCCAGCACCTTATCCAGCACCTTATCCAGCAGCAGCTCAAACACAAGCTCCAGCACCTTATCCAGCACCTTATCCAGCAGCAGCAGATCATACACTAGAAGAAGAATCTCCTTATGATACACTAGCACCTGCACCTGCAACCTTTGATGATATACTAACACCTGCACCTGCAACCTTTGATGATACACTAGCACCTGCACCTGCATCTTTTGATGATACACTAGTACCTGCACCTGCATCTTTTGATGATACACTCGCACCTGCACCTGCATCTTTGTATGATATACTAGCACCTGCACCTGCATCTTTTGATAATGCAATAGCTGATCCACCTGCACCTCCACATTATAATGCAACAGCTGATCCACCCGCGCCTTCTCAAGAAGATACACATACACCCGCTCCATCACCAGCACCATCGCCCGCTCTATCACCAGCACCATCGCCAGCACCATCACCAGCACCATCGCCCGCTCTATCACCAGCACCATCGCCCGCTCCATCACCAGCACCATCACCCGCTGCATCTCCATCCGCCGCAGGTAAAAAAGTAGTTCGTGTAGGAGATCGTACTATAACAACGATAACAAAAATAGAATCGGATGATGATACTGATGAGGAGCATGATAGACATGATAGACATGATAGACACGATAGACATGATAGACATGATAGACATGATGGTGAAAATTATGAAACAGATGAAAAAATAGATAATATATTAGATTTAATAAAATTATTGAATACTAAACAATCTAACATTGTCATAAATAATTATGCATCTGGTACAGAGCAACAAGGTCAACCAATACCACAAGGACAGCCACCAGCAGTAGGTCAGCCACCAGCACAAGGTCAGCCACCAGCACAAGGTCAGCCACCAGCACAAGGTCAGCCACCAGCACAAGGTCAGCCACCAGCAGTAGGTCAGCCACCAGCACAAGGTCAGCGACCAGCACCAGCTCCAGCGCACCATATAGGGATAGGTGATATACCCGATGAACAAATACATTATATGAATAATGTTATATATAAATTAGCTACTTCAAATAATAGTCTCTTTACTAGACTAGAACTTAATGTAAATGTAACTACATATATAGAAAATAATATTGGTACGATAGATAAATTTCCAAAATTTACAGAACTTGGTTATTATAATTTTATAAAATCTTCTGCAGCTGCTGCTGGATTTACTGAACAACTTCCTACATTGTCATTTTCTCCCGATGGACATCTAATAAGTGAGTCGCGACCTGAAGAAATATTACCTGATAAACCAACAGGACCATTAAGTGTAAGAATTAATGATCTTTATAATTTGATATTTACATTACCTCCCCAACCTGTTCCAGCAGATAGTTATAATATTATTGATAATATACATAGATGGACTGTTCCTGTTACTTATGAACAAATAACAAGTGGATATGTAATGGGCGGACCAACTAATTTCCCTGATGTAAGTGAAACAAAGCCATTAATATTTCAAGTATATGCTGTTAAGACTAGTCCATCATCTGGAGCCCAACTTACATCTAGTGGTTATTTAATGAGTGATCCAATATATAGTCTTTCAGCAACAGAAGCACCACCACCAGCAATAGATAACAGCTTAATAGAATTAGAACCATGGATAAAGAAGGGAGTTGTTAATGCATTTGCAATAATAGCAAATAAGAAGAATTATGTAATAACTCAAAGTTTTAAAATTCTGTTACAATCATATTATACTGATGCAATAGATTTATTTATAGATGAAAATGAAAAAACATATGTTAAAAATGCATTATCTATAACAGATGGAGGTTCGTTAAATTATAAAGATCTTTATAAAGTAAATTTGGATTTACAAGATATTGTTTTAGTAGAAAAGAAAAAAGAAAAAAAATCTTCAACGCCAAAAAAAGCATCGCGAAATGCAATTTCTAAAGCAATAGGAAAATTAGAGAAAAATAGATTAAAATTAAAACATAAGAAAAAATCATATGTTAAAACTACTCAAAAAGGTGGTAATCAAAGTATAAATTATAATGAATCACAAATAAAATCACTTGTATCTATTCAAGTAAGGGAAATCAATCATATAGGGTATAATGACCCTTTTTCTTTAGCAAAATACCTTGTTTTTAGTTTACATTCATTATATCCAGATATTACTGTGTTTGCAAATACTTCTTATATATCAACGATTATTCAAACGTTATCTGGTATTTCTTATAATGTTAATTCCGATGGTATGCTTGAAACATCTTCTGAATCATCAACAGATGATGTATCTGAGTGGTTAGATTTTATGATAGATATTGCTGTGTTACTAGGTAATATAGCTGGACAACAAGGAAATGATGCACAACCACCAGCACAAGCACAACCACCAGCACAAGCACAACCACCAGCAAATCAAGCACAACCACCAGCTAATCAAGCACAACCGACTCAACGAGACCTAGATCCTTGGGAGAAAAGTATTATAGCAAATCTTGATACATATGTTCTTGATACAACTTCAGGGGGAGATCGCACAACTGAATCAAATAATTCTGAAGAATCAAATAATTCTGAAGAATCAATAGGTATGAAAGGTGGAAAAACTTATGCAGATAAACATACATATTCACAAAAATTTACAGATGGAAATATAGTAGCTGCATTAAATGCCGAAGAAGCAACACATTATGATGCAAGTAGATATGGTGCAGTTGGTGAAATTCTTGATACCAATACGGAAGGTGATATTTTAGCATTAAGAGATGCAATCGGAAAAGATTTATTACCAGCAGGTTATGTTGCGCCAACGGGACCAGGTTCTCCATTTGTTCATCCAGCATTACCAGGAGATTGTGCATTCGGAAAGGATGCTTCTGGTGATACTATTCGTGGCCCTTGTCCACCTGATAAATTACCACCACTTGACGATATTAATTCAGCATCTAGTCGCGGATTATTTCTTAATGGTGGCGCTGGAAAAAGTTCCCGGTCTCCAAGAAAAAAAACATCTCCTAGTAGAATGGCAAGACGCAGCACCCGCAAGAACGCACGCAAGGGCCGCAAGGCAACCCGCAAGAACCGCTCTAACCGTCGTTAAATGTATTTAACTATACGTTATTTTTCAAATAACCGCCGTTAGATTTCTTCTAGAAATGCGCAAGTAGTATCTTGAGTATTTTTTGAATTTCCCAACAACTTTCTCAGAAAGAGATCCCGATGATATATATCTTTTCCATGTGCCAATATACCATTACGATGCTTTAATGTTCCATATCCTTTGCTTGTAATTAAACTATAGCGTTCTTGTAATTCAGGGTGTGCTTCAACATAGTCTGTAACCCATTTATCACGTGATACTTTTGCAACAATTGATGCAGCAGCAACGCTTATATACATATTATCCATTTGAGGTTCAACAATTTGTTCAATCTCAGTATTTATTGCAAGACATCCATCAATCAAAATTCGGCCAGGGCTAGTATGAAGAGCTGCAATTGCACGCTCAAATGCTGTACGATTGGCCTTTGACATACCCCAGTCATCAATTTCTTGTGCAGTTACAATACCCACACCTACTTTTCCATGTGTTAATATACCTTCATATATACGATCACGTTTTTTTGCAGAAAGTTTCTTGCTATCTTTAATTTCTTCCGATAACTTCCGAATTTCATCGGTCCAATCGCATTCATTTTTCCAAATAACTGCTCCAGCATAAAAGGGACCCCATAAACAACCACGGCCCGCTTCATCTATGCCACACTCAACAACAGTATCATCTTTATAACGTGACTTTAACATTTTACTACATTAATATTTTAATCAAATTACTCAATTTTTTATAATAAAAGTTGTGATTTTAATGTTAGATGAACCTTGGTTCCTTTAGTGCATTATTTATACTTTTAGTAATTATAGTAATATTTTTTGGTATAAAACAAAAAGATGGCTTTCAAACTTTGCACGTTCCAGAATCACCTGTAGCACAGCGAAATCTGGTTGAAGGTGCAACTGAAGATTATGCTCCATCTTATGTTTTAGCTACTGGCCCCGCTCCCGGTGCTGTAGCAAGTTTCAATAGTTTACCATATCGCGATCCTTCTCAAGAAAAGGCAAATTATCGTCGTATCTTAAATGTTCAAACAACATTACGAGGATTCTTAGATAATGAAGCACCAAATATTCAAGAACTTTCCGATCCTGCAATACAATTACCATTATCTAGTGCCCGTTCCGACTTAACAAAGTTGCGTAATGAAGTGTTAGTGCTAAAACGTAATCCTGGCATTGATTCATCATTAACAATCGGCGATCTTGACGAAATTGAAGCCAATTTGGCATATTTGCAAAAGAAATGGAGAATGAGTGTGTATAATGAGGTAGGTGTTGAAGGATTTAATAATTATTTAGATGATATTGAAGATATGGGTGATGATGTGGATGCATCTGGACATATACTAAATGATGCATCTGGTCATGTTTGGAGTGATGCATCTGGTTCATCTATGGCATCTTTACTTGCATATTTAAAAGAAAAATTATTTTCTGGTAGAAAAAATGAAGAAGTTGAGGAAGAAGATAACAGTTCACCAAATGCATCATTAAAAAATCTGGAAAGTTTAATTGCAAAAATAGATGCAACTATTTTAAAATTTACAGCAAGCGGTACAACTGATGTAGTTACACAAGCCCGTGTAAATGTATTAAAACAAATTATAAATAAAATTCAGGCTATTATTAACGATGTAACATCTGGTGTACGCGCTGAAAAAGATATACCTATTACAAGAACTGCATATAATAATTTCTTGAAAACTGTATCAGATGTAAATTCTCCTGTATCAAAGTTGTTTGGTGATAAAGTATCACTTGCAGATCTATTTCCTTCATATTCTATTGGTGATGTGTCTGGTGCAACACTTGCACAATACTTATTTGATAAATATTCCGATATGTTATTCAAAGGTATGTCATTCAACATGAATATTAATTACGAAAGTGAAGCAGAACAAGGATTGGCAAGCGCTTTAGCTAATACACTTGCACGAAACTATAATACACCAACCTCTACACAACAAGGATTTCCAGATGCAACTAGTTCTTCTAGTGTTTATTTTAATGACAAAATTAATGAACTGGATAAACGATATTTTGGTTCTAAAGCCCCTGCTGATGAATCCGATGCATCTACTCCAAGCAAGCCAACCAGTTCACCAACCAGTTCACCAAGCAGTTCATCAACCACTTCACCAAGCACAACAACAAGCCCAAAGAAATTTAATTGGAAGGAACGAGCAGAATTTATATGTAGCAGTGTTGAAAGTCGTGGTTTAGATCCGAACGATTTTGCATGTCTAAGCCCCGATCAAGTTGTATCAGATGATTTCTCATGGAGAGGTTATGCAAAGATGGTATGTGGTCGCTTAGGAACATCATATGATACCGGTTTACCAGAAGTATGTGGTTGCCCTCCACCTAGCTGGGTAGGTTGGAAAACATAAAAAATACTCTAACAAGTAGAGACATGCGTTTATCAAATATTCAAATGGTTTTACTTTTATTAATTGGAGTCGCATTAGGTTACTTTCTTAAGAATTCAGTACAAAAAGAAGGGTTTGAAACTAGTGATGAATTACCTATATGCAGTAGTTGCGGTGAAGCATCATGCCCTCCTATGCCTGATATGACAAAATACGTAATGAAAAGTTCAATCCCTCCACCCGCTCAATGCCCCGATATGAGTATGTATATGTTGAAAACTGAATGCCCACCGGCAGTTGATCTTTCTCATTATGTACTGAAGTCTAGCATACCAAAACCCGAACCTATTATAATTGATAATAGTTCTTGTAGCAAAAATTGTGGTGAATGCCCCGCATGCCCCCGCCCCCGATGCCCTGAAATAAATTGCCCCGCTGCACCTTCATGCCCGGCATGTGCTCCTTGTGCAAGACAAAAGTGTCCTGAAAAGACGGTGAAGTGCAAAGCAGAAGATAGTGATAGAGATCCTGTCCGCCCTTATTTAACGCCTCTTAGCGTAACAGGTTTTGGCTCGGCATAGTAGATATGGACACCAGATATTGGGGACCATCTGGATGGAAATTATTACATTCAATATCTTTTTCTGAGGATTTACCTTCAGAAAAAGATTATAAAGATTTTTTTAATGCGATTGCATTTGTATTACCATGTAAATATTGTAGAAAAAGTTATAGTGAATATATATCTGCAGATCCGATTACACAATCATCAAAATGGCTTTGGAGAATTCATAATTGTGTAAATGAGAAACTTCGTAGCCAACGTCTTTGTACATATGATGATCCGCCTTATGCAGATGTTAAAAAGATATATGATGAAAAGTTGCAACAAGGCTGCTCAAAAGTTCATTTTGAAGGATGGGAATTCCTTTTTTCTGTTGTGGAAGGTCATCCATTAGCGAAGTTGAGTCTAGGATCAAAGCCCTTTACTGATGAAGTATGTGATACTGTACATAAAAGAAATATGAATAACTCATGCACTCCTGAAGAACGAATGGACTATTATAATCAATTCTGGAAACTACTACCAAAAATGCTACCCTTTCCAGAGTGGCGCACATTATGGAAAAAATATGATACTGGATCTTGGGATACACGTGCAGAATCATTGAAAAATCTATATGCAATTCGTTGTTCATTAGAAAAGGATTTGGAATTGGAAAATAAAGTGAAGTTTTCTTCATTGTGTAAAGAATTACGAAGTTTTAAAAGCGGTTGTAATAAATCAAAACGTTCTAAAACCTGCCGACGCAAAAAGAAATAGTATATTAGATGGATGAAATTATAAATGTATTTCAAAAAGGACTTATTCGTGGATCAGAAGTGAGCAGCTATGCAAAAAAAATGGGTTATGGATCAAACAAACGCTATTTTTATGTAGAGCACCCCGAAGAAGGCTGGCGTGTATTTATGCGTGCGTGCTGTTTTATTCATCTGAAAGGTGAGCGTGATCCATCAAAGTTTGTGGTTGTAAAAAGTACTGGTGAATCTGCATCAGGTGCATCATGGGAACCACCAAAGGGACAAACAGAAGGAAAAGATGGTTTACGCGATCCATCAATGCCACTTTTAAAAGTGCTACAAGAAAACTTACTTCGTGAAATTGAGGAAGAAGCCAAGATTACAGGTATCACTCAAATAAAACATACTGGTTTAGTGGTACAAGCAAAAGAAGACGACTATCCATCCAATACATATTTTCAGTATCATATATTCCAAGCATTCATTGATGAAGATGACTTTAAAAAGGCTGAAGAAAAGCTTGCATGGTATAAGGACCATCCTAAAGTGTGGGATCGTCTTCGTAAAGATAATCGGGAAAAAGATGAAATTGCATGGTACAATCCAAAGAAAACAAAAATGTATGGTCGCTGGTCGCCTTCAATTGTTGCACTATATTTAAATAGTCATTAGTATCTAACTAAATATTAGCTCAGCCTTAGTTATCATAGTTGTAGACATATGTTTTTCAAGAGATTTTTTATGTTCTTCATGAAAGTTATAAGTACACTTATGTTCTTCTGGTGGTACATGAGTTTGGCAATGTAGTAATTTGCATCTACACGCATATGCGGTTAGAGGTAATTTACGTTTACAATCGGGAAATGAACACTTCGCCATTCGCCTAACTAATTATAGTTAGGCTAATAAATAATCAATTTTTTGGTGATTTACACCGATTTACACCTTTGTAAGGATTTTTACTCCAACATTGTATTCAGTTTGACATTTGGAATAGTAATCTGTTAATAGATCACGGGCTTCACGCGCAATTTCTTCAATACCAACAATACCTTTGTTCATAATTGAGGGATTTAATGTTATATTATTATCCATTATAAATAATTTTTTCATTAATGCTCCAACTTTTTTTGTATGAATGAATTGTTCTTGAAATAACTTTTTCGCCTGCTCTCGCAGTGCCTTAATTTTAGCTGAATCTATAATTGTAGGATTTGTTTGTGATGTAGATGCTTGTTCTCTTATATCTTCAAAGTTTATTGGTTGTGTATTTTCAGTAAAGGCTAAAATTAGTTGTGCAAGTGATTTCGTTTTTGCAGATGTGTCTTCTTGCATTGATTTTGGAAATGTACTCATTATATCTGTTGGAAAATCATAAAGCGTTTGCAATGATTTGAATGAAGGAGTTTCTATTATACGCTCACCTCTGCGTGGTACTGATTTATTTATAACTAAAGGGAATTTGGTAGAAAATACTAATGGTTGTATTACAGTTGGTACTGTTTGTGCTAGTCCACTTAAGTTTAATAGTTGTAATGCACGAGCTGTACAAAATGCTTTAATTGATGGCTTTTTTGATAACTCTTGCCATAATTCACTATATCTTAAATAATTTTCTGTTACTTTAATATCTGATAAAGGTACCATATATCCTTCTTTCATTGCACTAACCCCTTCTACTACAACTTTTTCAGCTCTATGTATAAGAGCTTTTAATTGTGACTCTAAATATTTTGGAATAGTTAAATTATTCCATGTAGGAATACCATTATTAATTGTAAAATTTCTTGTTGGGCCAGATGTTGCAGTTGTAGTAGTGTCATCACCAGATTCATTCCCATATAGTGTACCATCTGGCTGTTTTATAGATGTAAGTTTATCTCCTATGTTTATTGCCAATCGTGGAATAATTTTAATATTTTTTATTTGTATTGAATATTTAAAATTTATTTCTTGTAAATCAACATCAAACATTATCTTTATTTTTGTTTTTTTCTCGTCTTTTGCTATTGTTGTAATACTGAAGATTGGTTCTTTATTATTTGGATCATCGTCTATTACAATATTGGTATTTTTAACTTTATCTCTGTCAATATAATTTAAAAATGATAATACAATCAATATATTAGGTTTACCTTTGAATGTTCGTATTTTATTAACTAAATATATTATAAATGTTATAAAATTTTTATTTTCTACATCTACAATATGGGCTGACACTGAATAATTTAAATTCAGATTAATTGGCAATAGGTTGGTATCATCTTTTACATTAGAAATCGTTAATTTATTATTATTATGAAATTCCAAATCAATTTCAATAGTACCATTTTGAATAGTGTATATATTATTAGTTTTTTTTATAAAATAATTATTAATTATTTGTCCATAGGAAATTTGTGTCCCAGGAATTATGGGTTGACGAGCCTGTTGATTAACAATCGGTGATTTTAATGGATAAAATTGCGGAAATATTGGAACGGCTGGTGGCCCATCTATATATGGATCTAATACAGTATCAGCAGCACCACCCAATCCTACCCAGCTTTTTAGTTTATGTGCTGTAGAACTACCAAATGTTTTCGGAGGAAGTTTCTGCAAAAATGGCACTCCACTACGCTGGTAGGGTTGTGTAGGAATCTTTCCTTCAACATAATTTTCTCGCGGTAACTCTGTATCAATAACACTTAATGCAAGTGCCCCAACAACCTGGAAAAGTCGTACAAAGAAAAAAGCAAGCACTTTACAATACTTTTCATGTTCTACTGATTTTACGCTAGTTGAACCTACTTTACCCAATTGTGTTTTAACATCTTCTATTTTTTTCAAATACAATATTCCATCCTTACCAATATCAGGTTGAATACGAAAACGGTCAAACAATGTATCTAACTTTGACTCCGCTACAACTATCCATTTTTTACATCCTTCTGGAGTTGATAATGAAACCATATCAGAAATATCTGCATTTCTTAAAATAAAGTCAATAACACGATTCATTACTATAACCGTTCCATGCGTTTTATCATATATTGTTGCTTGATTTGGTATACTTGTTAGAATATCGGGCATAGAAATAGCAGCACCCATCTAGTTATTGATCTTTTTTTTCAAACATCATAACATTTTTAAGTTTCTCATAGTTTGCTTCCAGCTTTTTCAAACATTTATTTACAGTCCCTTCACTTATATCACATACAGATGCAATTCGTTCTAATGAAATATTCTCAGAAGTAGACTCGGGATGTTGCATGTATGATATGACAAATGCAATCACACCTGCTGCCAATGATGGTGGCATATTTTCAGGGCAAATTTCAAGGCGTTCTGCTTCATTTGCAACACGTATGGCATTTTCTTTCATAATATTAAAAGAGTTTCGTGAAATAGGCAACTTTGAAAGAGGGTTTGACACATAATCAGATGCACGTGTAGAAGACATATTTGCAGGAATAATTACATCATTTAACAAGCCACGTTGATTTGCCATAGATAGCACTTCTTGGAAATATTTGAAAGACTTTGTAAACTGTGTGGAAGAAAGATGGAAGATATCCGATACTTCCTTTGGCTTTCTTGGCTGTCCAATCATCTTTAATGCCGAGTATATACAACTTGCAACTACACTTGTTCTGCTCATTCCACGTTTATCACAATGTTCAACTAACCGAATATATAAACTCTTTGCTACATCAATGGTTCGTATATCAATTCCATTGTTTGTTGCGGTAAGTGAAAGCTGTTCAAATACATGTAGTAGTGATCGCTCCTTATAGGGTAATAGACTCCATGTATGAAATCGGCGAACTCGTGCCATTGCAATGCGATTGGATTTGTTACCACCTGTCGTTTTACTGAGAATGATAGTACCGAGTGTAGAAAGAGGAAAGCGGGAGTCAATCGGTGCACCAACACGGCATGGATCCATATTACTTCGGTCGTCTACACCAAAATAACGGTACTCTGCTGAACTATCAATATTGGGTTTGTACAATGTTCCACAATTTTTACATACAACTTCTTCTTCTAACTCAAAATCTTCATGTTCGGAATTACAAAATTCACAGCAAAGTTTTTTTGGCTGTGCATCTTCTTCAAAATACTTTCCTATATCACTATTTTCTCTTTGGCTATGAAGTCCTTTAAAACAGGTTTCCATAATATCTACAAATCTTTAGATCAATAGTCTATCAATTTTTCAATAAAAATGTATTAATTGACTAACCAATAATTTTTCTCTTTCATTTTTTCTTTTTTAATATTTCCTACCATCCAATTAAAATGATATAAGTATGAATTTTCATGTAATAGTGATTCTTTTGGAGGATGAATAAATAAATCTGTGGGAAATGACATTTTTTTTGTTAATGTAGTGTTAAAATATGCTTGATCACTGTGATAAAGTTGTACTATATCTTTATAAGAAGATTCAGTACACATGTTAAGTGTTGTATTTGTATTACGTAATATAAAACAACCTCCACATATATTTGGACAATGCATATGATTTGCACACGTTAAGCTCTTTTCATCACATTGTCCAGCAATTTCACAATTATTATTTTTCATAAAATCTATCATAAAATCAACGGGGTCCTTTAGCAATGCAATATCTGTATCAAAATGAATTATATATTGAACATTTTTTGTTTTAAATAATGGATATATGATTTTATATCTATAATAACATATCTGCTTATATTCGGACTGCCCCCATGAATAAAACTCTTCAAATCCTACTATTGGTAAATGATGTGCAACAATTTCTTTTATTAATTTTAGCTGTGTATAACTTTTTTTGTCCATACAATACACGTGTAATTTCCATACCGCATTGAGCTTTTTATAAAATTCAATAAAATTTAATGTGTATTCCATATAACCATAGTTTGTACAGCAAAAAATCCGCGTATTTCTATAATTTGAATTCATAATATATTATAATGTAAAAATAATTTTAGACCACGTGTTTCCGGGTAATTACTGCTCGTGCTTGTTAGTGAAAAGCTTTCTTCTATATTTTTAAATATGAAGAAGAAACCTTTAAAATTTATTACTGAAATTTTGTGATTTTTATACAACATGTGTGTATATATAAAACGCAGTGCTACCTGCTAATATTTGCAGTATAACATAATAGATTAATTCCTTTACTGATAATCTTCCAGCCAAGTACATAATCCACGAACTGCTGGGTTTATGCATCCACCACTGATTGGCACAATCAAATAAAGTATTACTGCAAATATAGCGCCCGTAAGTAATATATTTGAAGTGCTAATATATGCAAATGTAAGTAGAAATGTTCCTAAATATTCAGCTAATAAAGGTAACACTGTTTTCATCTATATATTCTCCGGATTATTAGATGAAAGATAATTCGTATTTAGAAATATGTGTAGCAGGTGCTTTTGTATTTTTAATAATAATATATTTTATGGATGTATATAGTAATCAATATACAATTATTCGTAGTGGATTAAATTATAAAGAAGCGATGACAGATTTAATGCCTGAAGAAGTAACTCAGCCCTTTTCACTACTAAATGGTGTATTGCCGCTAAAAGATAAACAAACATCTGGTAGTCTCAATTCACAAACATGTTATGAAGGTGATTTTCAAACTCGTTTAGAGAAAACCGGAAATTATCTTCAACGAACAAATAATTACAGACATCATGATCCTGAATCGTGCAGTTCACCGCTACAAGAGTTTGTTACTTCATACTATGAAGTACCCGCCTTAAATTAACATTTTGATTTACCCCAATTTAGTGGATTCCAAGAAGAGCCTGTTGTACAATCACTAGTAGTATCAGCAATACTATTTGATGTTCCTATACCACCTTTTATAGGGTTTATATCATTCTTAGGATATAATATATATACTACTCCAACACTTATAGCCAATACTATGAATGGTAAGAATATACTTTGTGTGGCATCATATAATAATACAAATACAGGTATTATAAATAATATTAATGGTACAAGCACTGTGAAACCTTTTGTAAATAAGTGTGTGGGATTTGTTATTATATCATATATATTCTTGAATGTATCTAAAAAATTAGAAAAGAATCCCTTACTTGCCATTGATGATAAACCTATATATGATGCTAACATATAGAATGACAATATATTGATTTCCGATGATATTATGAAATCAATAGAACCAAATTTGAATATATATGAAATTGCTAAACCTGCAATTACTAACGAAGTAATTACTAAAATCTGATCAAATACATTTGCTCCAAATGCAGTTTCATTATTGTGAATATATGAAAAAAATATTCCAATTAATACACTTGTAAATATTAATAATATAATTTTAAATATAGATGGTGGTAATGCAATTCCATGGCCTGGTGCCCCTTGTGCACCCATTGTTCCCATTGCACCTATTGCACCAATACCACCAAGTGCACCAACTCCTTTTTTTGAGCCAAACATAGATGAAAATTTACTAGTTAATGAACTAGTATCCAACCCCATACTTTTCATCATTGAACCTTCAGCTTTGGATGTAGCCTTACTTTTCAATCCTGACATTGCACCTTTTATTTTTGAAAATATACCTGTACTTGGTGATCCTGTTGATTTTTTTCCTGTTAAACCACTTGCTAAACTGCTTACTTTTGAAAACATACTTGTACTTGGTGATCCGGTTGATTTTTTTCGTGTAAAACTGCTCGCTTTTGAAAGACCACTTGCTATACTACTCAATCCAAATCCACCGGAAGTCATCTACTATAGATCTTCTATTAAACAAACGTCCTTTTTGCTTCGTTTGTACTTAGGTTCCGCAAGTATGTATGTTCCTTCTTTCGCTTTTTCCATATCTTTCCAAAAGTTTTCTTGCAATGGCTTTGTTGATTCATACCATTTATAATCGCGTTTTACGCACACATTATATACAGATGTTATAGCATATGGAATCGTTTCTATAAGATTATGATCAATTAGTGCATCTTTTTCAGCAGTACTATATGCATATATATATTGATTATCCTTTTCCATCAAATAAATTGTTTTACAATCAGATAAATCGGGGCTAAGATTTTTCGGAGTTTTTGATTTAATCTCCACTTCAATATATTCACATTCAACTAAATTTGTTACCTCCATTTGGATTTGCATTTGAACCCAGTATTTAAATGGAATACCTTCACCTATTTTACGCGAGTATGGGCATTTAATCTCTACTAAACGACCAAACCTATGATTTCCACCTTCAACAATAATACCGTCAGGACTTGCGCCAAGAGATGGTTGTGTATCGTGTTTTAATCGGCCAGATTCATAGATCTTACATTTCCATAATTCTTCTAAATGACTACGTACAACTGGTTCAAATCGTATACCCCATCCTGTAGCTACAAGAAATTCTGTTTGAACCGCTTTTTGCATACTTCGCTTTTCGGGATTTAGTTTTGACATAATAAATGTACCTTTCATGCGTTCACTTTCAAATAAATTAGAGAATTCACTTGCTGTGAGCATATACTTCATTTCTTCATACCACTGCTCTGAACGCTGCTCAACTTGATTCTTTATCATAATTGTTTGTACTGCATTGTGTTTTTCTTCATATGTTAAATCATGTATGGCATATTTTTCAAAACTATCTAACATAGTATATAATGTACTTTCTACGCGTATAGCTTCTTCCTTTTCTGAAGCGCATAATTGCTTAAGAGATTCGTGAAATACATTTTGCCAATTATAACTGCTACAATTGTATGTATCTAATTTTTGCGCTAAACTAGATACTAAACGAAACATGTTTAAAGATGTATTAAACATGTTTAGTTCAATTTTACTAATTATAATCACACGAAAAGTTTAGGTATCGGGATTCGGTGTTGCATTTGTTGTAACTTGTGTGGGAGTTATTGTTGGCTTTCGTCTCATTGTTGTAGCGTTTCGCAAGGGTTTTTCCAAAAGCTGGAATATATAAGATGCATCCGCTTTTTGATGCATTACTAGATTCTTAATCTCTAATATCTTTTCATTCTCAATATCATAAATAACAGCATTCTTTGAATTTAAAAACTTCTTATCCAATGATTTTGTAAGTAGCGTTAAAAGAGCAGTTGCTTCTTCTTCTTGAAGACCTTTATTATCCTTCATAGAATCAACAAACAAACGAAGACGGTTCAATCTCATTCCCCGTTCCAAACGATGCCATGGCTTCTTAAATGCAACTTCAGATTCTCGCTTCAAAAGCTCTTGTAAGCTCTCATTCATAGAGTAATCCTTAAATATTGTCGCTCCACTTAAATCATGATGTCTTCTTACAGTTTTATTCCTATTCATTATGTATAATATACGCGATAGTTCTTAAAGCTGGTCTAAATTTATTCAATACTGGCTGGATGAATTTCTTGCAATTTATTCAATATTGGTTGAATAAATTCTGGATTTGTATTGTTTACATGAAGTATGTCATTTTCTACAAGTAAAAAACGTCGCCAGCATTCGGCATCATCATTATCAATATAAGAATAAAACGAGTTTATATGCGTTTTAGAAACATCAATTTCTACGTAACAATAATCATTTAGTATAGTTTTTTTAGTATAGAAAAATTCATTAATCTCTAAAAAACTATCTATATCAGTTTCATCAAGTTGTATAAACAAAGTTCCTTTATTAAGGAAAATGTGATATATGTATATATTATATGCACTCTCTTTTTTATTATATATATAAGGTATTAAAAACATCTGTATATATTTAGTAGGAATCTTTTAGATGGATCCAACATTTCAATATGCTGGAAAAGTTCGTATACCTCCCAAACAATTTCAACTTCGCGCACGTATTGAAGATGCCACACGTAACACAGTAAATATTAAACATTATGATCATTGGAGAGATGATACACCAGATTTTACAATGAATATTCCGAAAAAATCCGGATTAAGAGTAAACGAAGTCAATATATTAACAGGTTATGAGGAACCTGTTGATATAGCTACTGATATTCCATATATGGATATGGCACCAATGAATACACGAACGGATTCACGCGATTTTAGACAAAGTCAGCCATATGTTGCTGGTGGGCCCGATTTACAACATAATGCCTATTTTGACAGATATGATCCAGTTAGCGATCCACGAAATGCTGTACGAGAACTACGCTCAGCAGTGTATGAAGATAAGGGAACATCGCGGGGAATAAATGAATCGCAACGAATGCTACGACGACAATTTGAACATCGCTGGACGGGCGAGGAAGTAATTGATGAAGATCTAATGGACACCTATTTACGTTACGAAATTGCCACTTCTGGAAAAAAAGTATCGGCTGCAGCAGATATTGAGGGTCGCTAATCAAAGGAAATCTCTATAACGGTATTATGTTTTTGCATTTGTTTTGAAGATACATTATCAAGCGGGTTTGTCTTTCGCCGTGTTACCCGCTTTGATAATGTTTTTACATTTTCTTCTTTACGGATTTTCTGCAGTTCACGTGCAGTTTGATTCATTTCCTTTTCAATATCCGCTAAGTGAAGATTAATATAATCAATTACTCCCTTTTCAATCGCCCACCGAAAGAAATTTAGCTTTCCTACAGTTGTTATAAATGCTGGAATATCTTTCATTTGAAACATAATACGCTCGCGGCGGCAAAACGGATCAAATAGCTTCTTACTATAAGCTTTTAATTGATTCTTATAATCAATATATACGAAAAACTCTTGGGATTTATGAATATAGCATATATTGTGCTGTTTAGCATAATTTGTAACAAACCAGTCAATCAGACGTAAACTCATAACTGACTCGCCTTCAAGAATAACGAGTATTTCTTTCAAATCACTACGATTGGTATAAAAACTTTGTAAACTCTGAATTATTAATTCTTGCTTACAAAAAATCTTTCGCCGGCGTGTTTGAGGATCAGCGGCACTATGAAGAGTTACTTCTTGTGTTATTTCATCCTTGGTTTCCATGTGAGTCTAAAATTATTCTAAATATTAGTTTAAGCCTATTACAGATGGAGAATCCTCCGCCAAATTATAATCCTACTGAAAGTTTATTAAATGGAGGGCAAGATGTGCCTATTATGAAAGTTATGGGAGGTGGAGGAGATGCGCCCCCTGGATATAATGAAACTGCGAGTTTGTTAACTGGGGGGATTGATGAGCCTATTGTGGCGGTGAGTGGTGGGGCAAGACCCATCAGCCCACAGCAAAGACAATATAGAGCAGCGGCAATAGCCAAGCAACAAAAACTAATAAAAAATAAAAGAATACAAGAAAAATATCAAAGAGGGAAAAATGAAAATGTTGGTGATTTAGGTTCAATCTTTACAAATCAAGGTACAGATGATTCTTTTGTAACACAAGGACAAATTACATCATACGTACGCTATGATAATGTACCAGATTTACCTTATCCACAAAGTATTTCAAGTACATCAAGCGCTATTAATAAACTAGAAAGTGATTTAAAAATAAAATCAAAAACGGATTTAGCATATATTAAATCTGGATCTAGTTCATCATACAATGCAACTGTCCCACGAGGTACCAACTATGCATATGTTAAATACATACCAACAACTGTGAATTTAATTATTGTTCTTCCACCAGTAAATAATGATCAAGATTTTTTAAAACATTTAAAATATTTGGGAGACAACAATTTTTTTACTATTAATAAGAAAGGTGAATTTATTATAAAAAACAAAGTATTCATAATTCATTTAATTGACACGGCTAACTTAACAAATAATATATATTATATGTATTTAAAACTCAAAATAACCAATGTAAATAAATATTTTGTAGCAGATTATCCACATAAAATAATATATCCAGAAGAAGTTAATGGAAAGCGTTTATTATTTACAAATGATACTATTAAACAAGCTACATCTATGTATTTAGATCCTAGTGATTTTGTAACTATTAATGCAAATTCAATAACACAAATGGCATATGAAGAAGGGGCTGACTATCCAGCGGGTTCTTTCTTTAAAATACACGGCGGAACACACGATACGCCACTTGATACACCAAATTTATCTGGTATAAGTATTAATAATAATATATTATTGATTGATCTTAAAAAGAAAGGTTTCCCAACTATTAAAGCAGATGTTAATGGAATTCAATATAGTATTCGGGTTCCAAATGCGAATAATGAAAATGATAGACTATATAGTTTATGGTTAGCTGGAAATTATTCTAATGATGAACAACAGTTAATAGATGATTTAGATATTACAAATGTATCTTATATTAATAATCCGGAAAAAATAGCAGAAATTTTGTTTCAATTAGCATATTTTAAATGTTTTAATGATGTTTCTCTTCTTACTAAAAAAGAATGTTTTAGTTTACGTCATACATTACAAATACTTTACAAGAATAAATTAGAAAAAGAAGAAGGTATTGCATATGGAACTGGTATCCCTGTATCATTAGATACGCCTTATATTAAGAAATATAAATGTTATTCAATAGATATTGGTAAGAAAATAATGTGTAAAGTTACATACATGCTGAATAATGAAATCTTTAAAAAAGATATAGGAATTGACTATATGGCAAATAAAGATGCAATTCATAAAAATGATAAAACTAGCGCTGATCAAATAAAGGCAGCACTTTCTCAACAATTGATGCCTCACGCCGCTACGATTTAATATAACTATAAGAGTAGGTATGAAACATAACGGCACAAAAAGAAGAATAAAAAAAACGAAAAAAAGAAGTGCCCGAAAGACAAACGAAAAAACAATGAAAAAGATTCATCGTAAAATGCGTAGAAAGACTATGCGAGGAGGAAAGAGTTCTCCACATCGTGCAGCTCCTGCTAAACATGCAACACCCACACATCATGCAACACCTGCTAAACGTGCAACACCCTCACGTCCGTCAACACCCTCACGTCCGTCAACACCCTCACGTCCGTCAACACCCTCACGTCCGTCAACACCCTCACGTCCATCAACACCCTCACGTCCTTCAACACCCAAACGTCCTTCAACACCCGCACGTCCTTCAACACCCGCACGTCCTTCAACACCCACACGCCCTTCAACACCCACACGCCCTTCAACACCCAAACGTCCTTCAACACCCACAGGTCCTTCAACACCCAAACGTCCTTCAACACCCACAGGTCCTTCAACACCCAAACGTCCTTCAACACCCACAGATTCTTCAACACCTAAACGTACAACACAAGGCACATCGGATGGTAAAGCAACAAGTACACAACGTTCAGTAGAACGTGAGTCATTAGATAATAAACATGCGTCTGAACGTAAAGCAACCACTAATAAACAATCTTCTGAAAAAAAAGCACAAGCAGACAGGCATGAAAAAGAAATGGCAAAAGCAAAGCCGAGTGAAAGAGAAGCATTAGCAAAAAAACATGCAGCTGAAAATACAAAACTGGAGCAAAAACATACGGCTCAACAAGATGCAATTATAAAAAAACAACATGGTGAGGTTGATAAACAAAATAAAGCACATTCCAAAGATGCACAATCAGAAAACCTAAGAAATTCTATTAAAAAAACAAAACAGGATAATGCTGCTGGAGCTATTGGAAGTGCTGCTGGTTTAGTATCTCCTCTGAGTATGTTGGGACAGCCTGGGTATGGACCACAATCTATGTATGGACCATCTGGATATGGAGGACCATACGGTTCCCAATTTAGTGGTCTTGGGCCAGAAGGTACTGGTGGACCTTATGGTAATGGATCTGGTGGACCTTATGAGAATGGTTCTGAGAATGGTTCTGAGAATGGTTATGAGAATGGTTCTGAGAATGGTTCTGAGAATGGTTATGAGAATGGTTCTGAGAATGGTTATGAGAATGGTTATGAGAATGGTTCTGAGAATGGTTATGAGAATGGTTCTGAGAATGGTTCTGAGAATGGTTCACTTAATACTAATAGTAATGGAATTCCTAATTCTGCAAATAGAAATAATAATGGTAATGGTATTCCTAATGCTGCAAATAGAAATAATAATGGTAATGGTATTCCTAATAGCCAAGAAAATGGTTCTGGCAGTTCATATTCTAGAGAAATGCGAGCTGCAGGATTAGGAGCTGCAGGAATGGGAGCTGCAGCATATTCTTCTAGAAGGGGGCAGCCAGGCCTACCTGGACTACCAGAAGGTATACCAATGAGTAGCTATGAAAAATTAAGAGGTGAAGTTGTCCCCGGTGAAGCAATAGAAATATCTTCAGATGAATGGGAAGCTATTAGAGATAAACCTAATGAACCATTTCAAGCTACAATACCATTTATAAAAGATTTCAAAACAGGATTTTTAATAGCAAGATTCTTTACACAATCACCAGATGGTTATAAGTATTGGAAAATAGCTGGAACAACACCTAATAATATTAATAATTCTATTAAAAAGTTTATTACTTATTTTGAAAGAATGTATTCAGTACAAGGTAGTTTTAACACAGTAGTATTATCAACGATTAAAGATACTAAAGTAGAGCTTGAAACAATAGAAGGACACATAGAGACATTAAAGAATAAAATGGGTAGTGTAAAAACTGATGATATAAATAAGGATATACAGGTTATAGAATTATTAGAAGATCGTAAAAGGAATTTGCTTGAAGAACTAGACGCAGCAATCCGCATTAAAGGTCTTGGATTTAAATAAAAAAATAATATAGTATGCCTAAGTTTGAAGAAATAATAGAAGCTCTTAAGACAAAATATATTTTAAAAAAAGAACATTTTAAATGGAAAATGGATACTACTCCTAGTATTAATCGTGCATTGCAAAGAAGTTTATCAGTATTAAAAAAGGCAGAAGAAGACGCTACAGTAGCTGCAGTTGAAGAAGTTGAAGCTGCAGCTGATGAAGTAGTGGCACCACTAAGAGAAGCTACAGCAGTAGAGCCAGTAGAACCAGTCGCAACTGAAGTTGAAGAAGAAGTAGCACCAGTAGCACCAGTAGCAGAAGTAAGACCTGAAGTTGAAGAAGTAGCACCAGTAGCACCAGTAGCACCAGTAGCAGAAGTAACACCTGAAGTTGAAGAAGAAGTAGCACCACTACTACAAGAAGTAGTAGTACCAGAAGCAGCAGAAGCACAAGTAACATCAGGAAATAACAATCCAAATGTAACCCAAGGAGGTCGCAGAAAGAAGACACGTAGACGCAAGATCAGCGCTTCAACAAAGACAAGGCGAAGATCATAAAGATTCCAGTTCCAACAAATGCAATAATCTCATTTTGATTATTATTAGGTGAGCGTCTAGTATTTTCCAATTCATCTAAACGTTTAATTAATTTATCAATCTTTTCTTGTAAATCATTACGTGGTTCTACTTTGAATTCACGTGGTTCAGGTTTTAATGGCTTTGTTACTGGATATACACCACCCGGTGTTGGTAAGTGCTTAAAATAAGCACTACTACCGGTTGATGGTGTTAGTGGTTTCCATGTATCGCTCACAGATGGTATTGGCAAAGTACCACTTGATTTATCAAATCCCACCTCCTCTACGGCTGAGAAGGAGTTAGTAAAACCTTCAATATCATCATCACCCAAAAAATAACTGGGAAGCTTCGTGCCAATTGCTGCGGGAATTTTATTTGCACTAATATCTATAAATGCTTCCGATAGCTCTTTAAGACTAACGGAAGAATTTTGCTGTTCGTATGCCGGACGATCTGGATCCGATGCCGAAATTGGTTTGAAACATTCATTTCGTTTCTTCATTTTCTTTCGTTCATGCTTTTTTGCTTGGTCTGCAGAGAAATTATCTTTGCATCCGGTATTTTCTTTAAAAGCATCTTCTAAAAGACAATAGTCCATTGCCGTTCCTGTGAAAAAGAGAGAAATCTTATTTTTAAGATTCTCTCCTTTCAAGAAGAAATGTCGCCGTCAATCAAAAACAATATAACTGATTTGTATGAAAAATTCATGGTCCCAATTCATGTAAGTTTATATGTAGTTCTTATGGTATGTATCGTATATGTATCTAAAGTCCCAGAAAAATATAAGAAGTATAGTAATAATACATTGGTTCGTCTTGCATTGTTTGGTTTAATTGTGTTAATGAATAACTATATTTCATATATGCATGCCTTATTGCTTGCATTATTTGCTGTATTATTCTTATCATTCTCTCCCGGTTTTATTGAGAAATTTGAAGATGTTAAAAAGATTGCAAAAAAGGAACACCGTTGGTATGATGAGAAGGTATTGGGAGAAGAGCCTGATACACTAGAAACAGATAAAGTCACTACAGAAGCTATTCACAATTAGTATAATTTATACCCGCCAAATAGAGATGGAAGACATAGCAAGAAAAGGATTCACTTTGTTTTTTTTCCTTTGGAATATACTTGAAGGCTTTAAAATTGATACACATTATCCTCATAAACTTGTTGTATTATATCTATATCCTTTATGGAGATTGTTATTATTAGTAACATTAATTGTTGGAAGCTTATGGTGCCAAACTTTATCAATTATGTTTGCCTTTTCTATTTTCTTTTATTTTATGGATTTACAACTTTTACTTTATAAAGAAGTATAAATAGATGTCTTTTCCTTTCCCTCAACAAGCAGTGGTAAGTGAAAATCCAATTGAACAAACAATAACATCATTAAATTCTAATCCGTATTTTATCGGCTCAATGATGTTATTATTAAATTTGGGTGGTCGCCATTTGGCTACAGGTCTTACTCCCGAACAAGATAAGTTCTTTCAAAACGCATGGTTTCGTCGCACATTGCTATTTGTAGTGTTTTTTGTAGCTACAAGAAATATTATTTCATCATTTTTTATGACGGTTGTATTTGTTTTATTAATAGGCTTTTTATTTAATGATCAAAGTACATTGTATATTTTTAAACCAAGTATGAAGGAAAAAGAAGAAAAGAAAGAAGAAAACAAAGAAGAAAAGAAACCCGCTACGGTATATACAGGCTTAACACCTGAAGAAGAAGAAATACATAAGCGTTTGACTGATAAAATACAGCGAAGCAGTGCTAAAGAAAAAGAGGAGGTACCAGTCGGTGATGATTTATCTGCAGTAACACAGACATATTCAACTATTATGTCTAGATTCTAAACACATAGTAAAATTATTTATATATTTAGCAAATTTATCTATACAGGTAAACTTACTGAATTTCCCACGGCTGTACGTCTTCGGCGTCCACCACCGCGACCCGACTTTGTAGATTCTGCTTGGCTCTGCATTTCTTCAGAGTGCAAGCTCTGTAATTCAACTGCGGCAGCCATTGCAGGTTGATTTACTGAAGAGATTGTTTCAGGCATCATATATACATCCGTCTTACGACCCTCTTCAAACTGCTTTAGTATATCATCTACACCACTTGGCCCTCTCATTTCACGACGACCGCCACTAGGAGGCTCCGCTGCAGCTACACTCTGAGGTGCGTTTGGCATAGCCATGTTAGATGGTGCATTAAAGGTGGGTGCGCCGCCTCCGCCTCCGCGATTCATCGCCATGTTCATGAAGTTTCCAAAGCCAGGACCCGCAGCATTTGCAGCCGCACCCGCAACCTGGCGTGCAATGTCAGGATTATTGCGCAATACATCGTCCACATTCGGCATGCGAGAACGTAGGAAGGTATTACTGACGTGGCACATAAATCCAGAGCCTGCTAGTGCCACCATTAAACGGGCCTCAGGGGGCATCTTGCCACGCTCCTTGTATTTGTCATAAAGCTCTTCAAAGATTTCATCAAAATCTTCTACATTCTCATGCACTGACTCACTCCATCCATCTAACTTGACATCAAACGGATCAAACTTTCCATTTGCCCACTCTAATCCAGTCACGATTCCCATGAGTGCCTGCCGCTGGAATTTTAGACTTACTTCTAAACTGCGGGCATCCACGAGCCGATTGTACTCATCACGGATTTCCTCCAGATTGTTATCCATCGTAAAGCGACGAGATACAGTAAATCCCTTTTGTTCTAAACGCTGCAGCTTGTTAATATACTCCATCTTCTCCTTTTTATCATTAGGAGTCTCAATATGGCTGGGCTGATCAAGACTTATAGAGGGTGAAGAGGATGATTGATTGTTTGAAAATATATTATCACGTTTTACTTCCGCCTGAAAAGGGGGAAACGATGTTTCGTTCAATGTAAATGATATAGGTTCAGAATCAAACTTTGAAATATCAATCTCTGCAAGTCCGCCACTGGGTGCAGGTGCAGGTGCAGATCCAGATCTTCCATTTGTTAACATATTTAAGCCCAATGAATCATTAATGTCATTTAATTCAATAACATTACCTAAATCGTTGCTAATAGAGATATCCCCACCGTTCATAAAGCGTACTTCCTTTTCCATTCTGTCAAGGGATATGCCGTTCATCTTCTTGAAATCCTTTCGTTCTTTTTAGGTCGCTATATTACGCAGAATTTTGCCACGTATCTTTTAATATATTGCTATGAGTTATACCGGGTAATTGAATCCACGACAAATGCTTTTCAACTTTTTGAAAATATAAATATATGCCATGACATCTTTCAAAATGGTATGGTAAATGCTGCGTTTCATTTCCAAGTAATTCAATAATAACTGGACATACCTTTTCAAAGAATAGCATCATTTTTATAAATATATCTTTTGGCATTACATAACAATGATATAGTGGTATATCATTTGCACAAACCATTTCAATTGTATGCGCTGTACCAAATATTTTATTATATATATCAATTATTATACCCCATCCAAGTAAACCCATACATTGATTCAAATGGCGATAACTATTTTCTTTATAAAAGTAATAAAGTGTTGGTTCCTTTGGATATAGTGTTTCAAAGAGACTATTTTCCAATAACATATCATATTGGAAAAATCCAACATATTCTTTTTCTAGTAATGTAGGATTGTGTAAACAATGAAGAAATACACTAGTTTCACAAAAATTACTCATTTGTAAAAGAGGATTGTAATTTGCTAATTCTCGTTCAAGCACAAGTTGTTTCATATATTTTTGAGGAACGTGCTTTTGTATTTTGGAATTCACTGCAAAAAATTTTATAGATTCCATATAATTTGAAGAAAGATCCTTATAACATGTTTCATAAAGATCTTTATGAAAAATAATATATAATTGGTAGTTCATCTGTAGGTTTAATGTATAAATTGTTTATACCTTCACTCTTTATAATCAAGACACATGCACAATGCATCACATAAATCCGCCTTCTTTACGGACTTTTCCAGCAACTCTTTCATATCTGTTTGTTTATTTGTCTTGAAAAATGTATTTATACGCTCAATAGAGCCCTTTTTGCGATCTGCATATCCTTTATCACCAGATTCTTTATCTGCAACCTTTTTCAATGCATGAATAAGCTTCATCTTTGGAGGTGGCTGTAACACATCGCGTAATGTTGCGTATAACAATATTTGCACGGTTTTCATTGTAGGATTCTTTAGCACTGGCTGATTTTCCAATCCAATTACTGTTGCTTTACGGAAAAGCGGTTGATCTAGTACAAGCTTACGAATTGCATCATGCAATGTTTCTAAATCTTGTGGCTTTTTCGCAGTTTTTAGCACAGGAACTGCATATCTTTCACGTACCAATGCATGTAGCTCATCTTTTGTACCTTTTGTTTTGAGCATTTCTTTCAACACTGAAATAGTTGGCATCTTTTTAAACACATTACCAGAAAGATCTTTAAAAATGGGCTTTGTACAATGTTTTGCACAATATGAATTCTCACCCTGGCTATAAAGGGCATTTTTAGAACACACAAGACATTTAGATTTCATGTCTTCTACATTTGAATCGTTTAACAAGTCATAATTTACCCAGCCTAGTATAGTATTGTTATCTTTATCATAACAACAGTATGCTAAATTTCGTATTCCAATATCAAAACACACAACAACTTCAGGCATATAATTATACTAGATATATGTGTTTAGATTAGTAGATTTATTCTACATAATTATTTGCAACACCGCGAGGAGTATTTCGCCCGCCTTCAAAGTATTTTGTTGTTTTAGAATCTTGGGGTTTTTCTTCAAAATCTTCTCCGCCAAATGTTCCAAATAAAAATGGTGTGTTGCTTGGTCTCTCTACCCCAATACCATATGATACATTTGTATTGGTAAGCTTACAACTATATTTTGTACATTCTAACATTTGAGAAGGTGGTGGCAATACACTTTTGTCAAGAGCACGTGTATAAGGCATTTGATGTGTTCGTGAATAGTCAATAATCTTTTCTCCAGAATGCATTAACCATTGTTTAGTAGGATATTGTTCACCAGTTGGAACATTTTGACTGCATTTGGGTGAATAATCTGTGTAGCGACCATCAGACATTTGTGCAGGCCAATTGGGATATCTGCTATCTGGTGTAGTCTTGCTATCGGGTTGAAATTGTTTTTCATTTACTGCAACATTTTTATACGAAGAATACACATTTGGTTGAGAAATTTTTCTAAAATGCTTGCTGTCCATCTACCTATAGTTACGCTTCTAGTTCTACCGCCTGTAACGATTCACCACCAAGCTCTTCTGACTTACGAATTAGCTGTAAAAGCTTGTCACGACCGGGTGCTCGTCCATATCGTAATCCCTTTTCTTTTGCAATTTCAAGTAATTCATCCTTTGTCATTGCTTCATAATTAACAGTTACCTTTGATCCACTGTTAACTAGGTCTTCAGAAGTAGAAGGTTCAAAAGGAGTTTCACGATGAGCCTCTTCTAATACAGCAGTGTAGTCTTCCTTTACTTCTTCCAGCTCGGGTACAAATGGTTCATTTGTTTGTACTAATTCTGGTAATTCTTGCGCCTCAGTGTTGTCTGGCTGGAATGGCTGATAAGGCTCCAGCTCGGGCTGGAATGTTACTTGTTGAAACCGTGTATTCGGGGGTACTTCTGGTAGTATATGTGTAGGCATTTGTTCTTGTGTAACTTTGATATCAAGAAGAATATTTTCCATTAAACTAATGCGCTTTTCAACATATGAAAGACGGGAATAAATGTAGAAAAATAGTGCGCCAAATACTAAGGATAGTAGTAAACCAATGGTTAACGATTCACTTATAATGCTCATTTCTTTTTATATATTATAGTTAATGTAATCTAAGAAACCGCAGAAGTCCACGTTTTTTTCCATATTTCATCTACACTGCTTGTCTTACAGATTCCTTCACTTAATGCATACTCATAATGAATACCTTTTTCATCACGTGAAGCTTTTACACATATACGTTGAATAGTTTCTGGTGCGGTTTCTATTATTTCAAATACATGCGTACTGATTATTGAAGCAAAATGGGAAAAAGACCAGAGCTTTTCAAGGAAAAGTTTGGACGTTCGTATTCCATCGGGAGGATTCGTAGAATGGAATATTTCATCAAAAACCACAAATCCTTTATAATTCGGATTGTTATTATATAGCACATCACGAGCAAAAAGAACTTCCTTTTCAAAGAGTGATTGCTTTCCAGGATTGTCAACAATATGCAAACCAGATAGTATAAAATCAAATGGGCTCATATGCACATCTTTTGCAGTTGAATATCCAAATGTCTGAGCTAATACAACTGTTTGTAAGAGACCACGTAAAAACGATGATTTCCCTCCTCCATTTGGACCACTCAATAAAAAGTGATTGTATTTTTCTTCAATAGTAATAGACGAGCCGATTCGCGTTTCTTTATCCAAATTTATATCAACAATATGGTTTGCAGTGAAATATGGTGTTGTAGAGTTATATAATGACACCTTACTAAAATCAGAATTCTGAGATATTGCCCATAACAATTCCAATTTTGACATATCTTTACTTGTTAAAAGTAGGCGATGTGGTTGATCTAATAATTCTATGAATACTCTATGAGGGTCATTTTCTGGTAGTTGTTCTAACGAATTAGATATATGAAATTTTATATTGTTTTCTTTTAGTAATGTTTCTATACTATTTACAATAGTTTTGTAATTATATATTGCATTTCCTAATGTATATATATTAGTATGAATTGTATGTAAATGGAACGCATTTTGTATTGGTTGATACATTGATTGGCCAAGCGTAAAAATTGTAAATAGATTTTGCAAAAGTTTTTGTGGTGTTAATTCACTTAATGAAAATGACCACATTTTTCCCATTATATTTTGATACATTTCATAAGGTATTGGCATTTTCCATACATATTTAATGAGTAAATATGGTATAAAATATGCGAGTATTGGAAAGAACACCGACATAAACGGTACGAAAAATATTTTCATGTATGTTATAAGCATAATGAAAAAAGGAATATGATTCAATATCTTCAATTCATTATGTTGAAAAATAAGTTGTCCAAATGTATCTTTTTCAAGTGAATCTAAACTATTCTTTTCTTCAAAAAAGAATGTACATGCCTTTTCGCATTCTACAAATTCATTTATATATATGTTCATTTTTACTGTATCTTCTTCGCTTAGTGTACGAAATTTAGAAATGATGTTTTGAGAAAAAATAATTTCATTGGATTTCGGAAAATGAGAACCTTTCGTGAGCTGGTTTTCACATATTTCATTAGAATAATACGTTTTTGTTTGGAGTAATGATGCAATTTTTTCCAATCCTGAATCATTTAAAATTGATGCCATCTAATAATCCTAAAAGTTTACATAAGGTTATTTAAAACGCAAAAGTATTTAATACTAGGATGGCCACGCAAGAAATTCAAAGTCCAATGAGTTTAATAATGAAATTTCTTTTACTGGAACCTTCTATGCCAAAACCGAGTGATGATATATATAAAAAGATTCATGAATTGCCTAATCTTATTGATTCAACAAATGTATCTTGGAGGGGCGAGAAAAAGCCAGAAATTAATACACGACGAAATTTTCGTGTTGATTCATTCCAATCGTTACCATCATCTCCTTTAAATAAAAAGATACATTCAACTGAAACAAATAACCGTAGTGGCCAAAAATATGTAAGTAAATATAAAAATAGTGAACAACTTGTTGAGGATAAGATACTAAATACTATTATACTTTCTAAACTAAATAAGTTTAGCGCTGATACGTATGATGATATTAGAAACTTTTTATTCCAAATTATAGGTTCTGAAGATTCTATAACAGAAACAAATGAGAAAAGCAGTATTCAAGAGTTTGTAAAAGATTTTATGGCACTCGTTTTTAAGAAGGCTGTAAGTGAAGAGATCTTTTGTCCGCTATATGCAAAATTACTAGGAGAAATTGCTGGAAAATATCCTATTATTTTGGATGAAATGAATAAATTGCATGAAAACTATTTGGCAATATTTGATCCTGCTGATTCGTCTGATAAAGTTGATGAGTCTGCAAAGGATTATGATGTATTTGTCTTAAAAAATCGTGAGAAGAAATATCGTCAGGGCTATAGTCAGTTTCTTGCCGAATTAACTTCATTACGCATATTATCTGCTGATAAGATTACGCTTATATTTGAAAAAATCTTTGCTCAGATTTTAATTCATGCTAAGCTTGAGGGGCAGTCTACATTAATTGAACAATATATCGATTGTCTATTACGTATTTCAAAAGTACTGCGAAAGAAAGAAGAATTTTATATTAATATAAGGACAATATTACTTACTACAACTACTGAATCATTGGCAGAAATGAAGAAAGAAATATATAAAAGTTTATCATCAAAATCACGATTTTTATTAATGGATATACAAGATCATTTGAAGGGTATTTAATTGGGGGGAAATACGGGTACGGGGGGCATATTGCTTCCTGGTAGTAGTACTTGGTATAGACCATTTAATGGTGAATTAGGACCATTATCCTTTGAACCATTTCCAAGAAAATTACTTAATAAGTTTGATCCGGCTGTAGCTATTGTAACAGCGTGGTTGCTATCAATTCCTGCAGTTGTTAGACGAGCATTTGCTACTGTTAAGGCATTTGACGCATAATATTGCAATGCTATTATACTATTACCGAAGTTTGACATAGCATTATAGACTTGCGTATAGTTTGTATTGTATCCTATATCTACTGCAGGTGCAGGTGCAGGTACAGGTGCAGGTGCACCACCACGCTGCAAGCCACCTGTTAATGTGTTATATCCAATAGGGCTGCCTGCCATTTGTGTTGTAAGTGTAGGTGCATAATTATTTTCCTTTTTACCACCATACTTCCGGGATCCACTTTTTCCTTTAGAGCGGGATATTTTCTTAGTATACTTCATCTATTAATATAGTTTAAATTAAAAAATTATATTAATATAAAAAATTACATAAGTAGATGAAGCAAACTAGAAAACTAATTCGTTCAAAGGGAAGAAATATAAATAAAAAAAATAAATCCCGGAAGTATTCAAGAAAACTACGTAGTAAAGCATATAAAGGTGGTATGCAGCGTGGTGGTGCACCAGCACCTGTACCTGCACCAGCACCAGCAGCTGCCCCGGCAGTTACCAGAACTATGTATCCAGGATCAGTATTTGGTTCATTAGGTACCTTTTATACAGCTGCATACACAATAAGAGAGGCACTCAATTCCGGGTCTCTTGCGGCTAATGCACACGTATTAACTCAAAATACGGATGTAGCTGCATGCACCGCATTAAGAGATGCAATAAACTCATTATATGTTGCATTTTATGGCGACGGCAGTGGTGCTAATACAATTTCAGGTACTGGATTATGGCAGTCAATGTTATTAAATACAGCAATTCCAACTGCACCAGCAAATCCTATAGCAGTAGCATGGACTGGATAAATTTCTATATTATTTATCAAAGATTATTTATACAAATTAACAAAATGTTTATATGTATAAGTATAAAGATACATTATTAAAGAGTAACTATGTGTAGATGAAAAATAATGTTAAAAAGAAAAAAGGGAAGACTCATAAAAAAGCACGGGTTCAAACGGGTGGTGCTGTAGATGGAGATTATATTGCAACGACTAATAGAATATATAATACAGCATTAAATACAACATATACTATATATGGCGATTTATATAATTCAACATATTTTTTTGTTATAAATAATGTAAGATATAATATAATTTCTATAGATCCTACAAATATTGGCGTTGGTAATCCAATTGTAGTAGTACCTTCAAAAGCTAATGTATTTCAGCTAATCGCAACAATACCAGATCTTAGTAGTCTGCTGTATTATGTTAATTATAATAACATGTATACTCCAATTGCGCTTAAAAGTACACTTACAGTTCCAGCTACAGGCTCAATATACAATAATAATACAACACCAATATATACAAGTACATATGGTCAGGTAAAAGTAACAGCAAGTATAGACTCCACAAATAATATAGTATTTACTTTTACAAATGTAACCTCTGCAAATTATTATGAAATTAAATCTACAAATTTACCCCTACCATTTTCTGTATCTCTATCTGGTCAATATCTTGCTCAACCACAACCAACAGGTGCAAGTATAATAGCAGCATCTAACAAATTTAGTTTACCTGCAGTAGTAAAACCATATTTACAATCAAATATAGCATATAATTTTATAATACAAGAAAAAAATAGTAGTGGTGTAATTATAGGCGCAGCTATAAGTGTTACTGCTCCTATAATAATTTTACCACCTGCACCTGCACCTAGTCCCTCGCCATCACCGGAACCAGCACCAGCACCCGCACCAGCACCAGCAGCAGGCCCTTTAACTTCAGACCCACAAATTAACTATATTAATTTCTCAAGTACTGCAAAAACATTAAGTAATATTGCATATTTTGTTGGAGCCAGTGCAGTATCTATAAAAACTGAAAAAACATCGTTTGGTGATATTCCAGATAGTACTATATTGCCAGCAAATAGTCCTGTGTATTTGGCAACTACTACAATTAGTAATCCTAGTCTAACTCATTCTATATCATCTGGTATTTATTTTATACCTTATTATTTTAATTCTAATTACTATGCAATACCGTATAATAGTAGCGCATATAATCTTGGTATTTTATCATTATACCCAAGTTCTATAAGTATTTCTGCTAATAACTATGGTTTAATTGGGGGAGTAGCTTTACCACCACCCCCACCAAAGCCGGCTCCAGCACCTGCACCATCACCAGCTCCATCACCAGCACCAGCACGAGCTCCATCACCAGCTCCATCACCAGCTCCATCACCAGCTCCATCACCAGCTCCATCACCAGCACCAGCACCATCACCATCACCATCACCATCACCATCATCATCACCAGTACCAGCACCAGCACCAGCACCAGCACCAGTACCAATAACAACATCAAGTAGCATATATTCAACAAGTTCTACCAATATACCAATAATGTTTGATTTTGCAAATAATGTATATTTTTTTACAGTAAATGCAATACAATATAATATACACGGTATTACTTCATATACAGCAAGTGCTAAAGGATATGCAGTAACTGGATTAAATAATACGATTACTGGTATACCTGGAGTATATTATGATGCATCTGGTGGACCATATGCTGATACATCAGGGATAATTAATTATACTATGCCAACACCGTTGAGTACTACTACGCAAATTGGTTTCATAATTATGTCACGAATCAACACATTAGCTAATTTAGGAAATTATGTTGGTATAAGTTTACAACCACTAACCGTTACATTGGGTAAAACAAACGCTATGTATGCAGCAGCTACATATTTGAATTATACAGCACCGATTTTTAGTCCTGTATATGTATCTTTAGTGGATATGAGTTGTACTACCCCTAGTTATACATATAATATGAAAAGTGGTACATATTTTGTAACTATGTATGTTTCTGGATACTATTATGCAATACCATATTCTGGTTATGTAAATAATAATCCGATAAATGGAGGTACTATACTTAATAATAAAAATTTATTAATATATTCAGTAGTCACACCTGTGGCAGGTGGCACGTCAGCAGCAGCAAATGTAATGTTTAGAGCAACATCTAGTTTTGTATATGCTTCACCTACAAATATACCAATATATTATGATTCTGCATCAATTCCATTTTTTGTTAAAAATAATACACGATATAATATATCTATTGGAGCAGCTTCAGGTTCTTATTATACAATTACAGCTTCAGATGGTGCCCAGCTCCCAGATCTTGGACTATCATTAATATCATCAATGCCATATACGAATTTAAGCACAATTACACCTATTGGATTATCAGTACAATTAATCAATTCTCCAATATATACTAGTATTTATACAGCAGTAGCAGCACCAGTTGTATATGGTGTAATAGATGCAACTGGTGCAAATATAATACTAACATTTACACCAGGTTCTGAAACATCTTATACAATTGTTGTAGCAGGACCACCATCTTATACTTATACTGTTTCAAAAACAAGTTTAGTTAATAGTACATATAGTATTCCTTTACCAAATGGTTCCTATGCAATTAGTATAACTACATTATATAGTAGTCCAACAATAATACCAGTTACTGTAACACAAAGAGCTGCTCCACGAGTAACAATGGTACTAACAGATACTACTGCAGTATTTAGTTTTACACCAAGATCATATGAAAGTTCATATGGTATTATTGATCAAAATAATCGTGTATATACAGCAACTCCTGGAGGTATGAATGGGGGTTTTGTTCAAATGGGTGGTGCACTACCAGATAATAGTCAAATATATTATTTAGGGTCAACAGTATCTTTTTCATATATAAGTCCAACTGCTCCTCTAACACTAGGTGGTATAGGGACATATGTTGGAATAAGTGCATCTCCTATCACATATAATGGTTCTGCTGCTGGGATTGGTATTGTTACATTGCCAGCAGGACAACAAGTATATATTACAAATACTACAATTAGTGTGAGATTTGGTAGTGCTTTATTAGGAATTACATATAAAATAGATCCAAATGTCTATTTTATACCATATTATCTTGCATCAATTACCAATACAAATTTAGTTGGGTATTATATAATACCATATACAACAACTATACATAATGCTACTATACCATTAACTGTTACAGCGGGAAATAACATGGCCTTAGTGGCTGCATCTGCAGCAGCACCTTCTCCAGCACCTGCACCATCACCTGCACCAGCACCATCACCTTCTCCAGCACCTGCTCCATTTCCAGCACCTTCTCCAGCACCTGCACCAGCACCTTCTCCAGCACCTGCACCAAAACCTGCACCTTCTCCAGCACCTGCACCTTCTCCAGCACCTGCACCAGCACTAGCACCATCACCAGCTCCAGCACCATATCCAGCAGCTATAACATATAATACAACATCGCAACTTGTATATCTAAGTACACCAACAAATACTCAGCCAGAAAAAATACCTGCATCAACACCAATGTATTATGATACTACAAAAAATATTTATTTCTTTGTAGAAAATAGTACAAGATATGATATAAAAGCTGCAACAACCGGTTCTGGTTTGTACATATATTCTCCTGCAATAAATGGATTTATCATACTTCCCGCTATTGGCCCTAAATATTATTATGATCTTATAGGATTCAATCCTTTACCAAGTCCTAGATACACTACTACATTGATATTCAGCCCTACTGGTCCATCAACTACTTCTTCATTATATACTTACTATACTCCTAGTAGTACAGTACCAACATTGCCAGACATTACACTTAAGGTATCAAATAATACAGTAGTGTTATCAAGTAGCACGAGTTCAAATATAGCAATATTTTATGATACAACTAATAATATTTATTTTTTTGTTGCAAATAATATAAGATATAATCTAAGTTCTATTAGTACAACCTTTACATCTGGTTATGGTTATTTAATAAATGGCTATTTTCCACAAATACCTACATTACAATATAATGGAATTATTGGACCATATGCAAGTTCCAATACTCTAACTAATTCAGGAAATATATATGGTCCAATATCTCCAATATACACTAGTATTTATATACCACCACCGTCTCCAGCACCAGCACCAAAACCAGCACCTGGACCTGCCCCACCACCTGCACAAGCACCAGCACCTGCTGCACCACCATTTACTTACACTATTCAAAATGTACAAACAGCTTCATTACCATTCTTCGTATATTCATATTACATGATTAATAATAATACTGCTCAAGAGAAAAGTTTATATTATGTAACAATCGCAAAGAAGCCAGTTGTAACAGCTGCATTGGCCCCATCAGGCGTTGATATAATTCTTACATTTGTACCTGCATCTTTTGAAACTACATACAATATTAGTGTGACTGATGGATCTGGAAATATAACCCCTTATAGTGTTGCAAAATCTAGTTTAGTTAATAATACATATACTATACCACCAGTAGTACCTGGAACATGTACAATTTTAGTAACTTCACAATTTAGTCAACAAGCATCGTTAGTATTTACACTACCATTAAGACCTGCACCAAATGTATCAGTTGGATTAAATGCGGAAATGGCAAATTTAGTTCTTACATTTGTACCTGAATCTTTTGAAAGTACATACACAATTAATGTGAATAATGGAACAACTACAACCCCATATACTGTAGCAAAAACTAGTTTAGTTACTACTATAATAACACCTGCTGTAGTCACTTCGTCAGGGAGAACAACCACACCTGCTGTTACTACAAATACATATACCATCCCAAATACAGATCCAATAGTAGCGCCTGGAACATACGCAATTACTGTAAACTCACAATATAGTTTACAAAACCCATTATCAATTACTGTAACAGCACCACCACCAAAAC